GCGCAAACATAATCATGTCCCACGCCTCTTGGTCGTACTGCCACGCGGCCAATTCGTCGCACCACGCACCATGCCACTGACCACCGCGAAGCCGATCTGGCGTTTCGGCGCTGATGCCTTTGATGAGCGAGCCGTTCTTGAGCACAATTTCCGAAAGCGAACGGTTGTATTCCTTCACCACACGCTCTGGAATCACACTCATCAGCCCCGAATCACCCTCAAAACACGTATCACGTACGTCCGCAGAGGTCGGCGCACTCACAAGCCACCGGCTTTCGGGCTTTTGATACGCCTGAAACCACAGCCACTCCGCTGCCGCACGAGTTTTACCTGCGCCACGACCGGCGAGCATGAGCCAAATGGTCCACTTTCCCGGCGGCGGGGCTTGATGTTTGTGTCTTTTACCCACCCACTCCGTATGCGCATTCAGCGCAATCAACTCTTCAGTCGTGAGCTTGTTCAGATCCTCAAGGATCTTCTTGCGCTTGGGGCTGATTGGCTCTTGTTGAGGCGCAGCCGTAGCCGGTGCAGTAGGGGAGGGCGGGGGTCCCTGAGCGGTCATGTTAGCGATAACGCGAGGTCTTCTTGGCTATGGACTTCGGCTGCTTCACAAACTGCTGGCCCTTTGCCTTGCCCTCGCGCTTAGCCCTTGTCGTGGCCGCGTATTCCTGCGGGGAGAGCGACTTAATCGCAGCAGCGGGAAGATACCGCTCGCCCGTTTTAGACGAGGGTTTCCCAGACTTTGTGCGCCAATCTTGCGCGGTCCAGTCTTTAAGCGATCTTTGCGACGGTTTCAGTGGCATCGCCATAACTCCCAAATGCTTCTAGATATTCCAAGGCGTTTTTTAAAACAAACGGACTGTCTTTAAACATTCCTAAAGCACGATTGCATTGCTTACACAACACGCCTCTAAACTCGCCGGTCTGATGATTGTGGTCAATTGCGCTGTCAATTAACTCAATTTCAGTTTTGCAAATTGCACAGCATTCTTCTTGACGTTCGTATGCAGTAACAAGCTGCTCAGGAGTAATTCCACGACGAGCGCATCTTTTTGCAAGCGTCCAACTATCTTTAGTTCGGTACTCCCGAACACGATCAGGATTCTCAACGGTCCATCTGCGATGTTCTTTGTAAAGACAAGTATTGCATCGGCTCTTAAGCAAATGCTTCATGTCTCCACCACGAGAACGAAATGCGGAAAAAGGCTTTTCTTCTCCGCACATTGTGCAAACTTTAGTCACGGTAGCCGCCGCCTTTTTCTTTATATTTCTTGGCTAACAACTGACTTTTACGGGCGGACCATTGACCTGCGGCGGTGCCTTGGGTGGCCGATGCCTTGATTTGATTGAAGAGCTTCTTGCGCATCTCGGGCTTTGTGTAATTGCCCGCTGCGTTGACCTTAGATTTCGTTGCCATGTCCGTCCACACTCCACGTTTCTGTCTGTCGCTTGAGCCTCGGCCAATCCGAAGCCGTAATAAACGATTTGTCTTGGACTAACAAATGATTCGTAGGTTGCGCCGTAAAGCGCCCGTTGTCCAGTTTGATGAAGTAAAACTCTTTGCTCTGCTCGGGCTCCGCACTAAAGCCATCTAGCATCGGGATCGCTGTAAACATGTACGTGCCTGCGCATTCCAGCTTAGACCGCAGCCGGGTCTTGATACGGGTCCCTTCAAGAAAGGGATATTCCAGCACGCTGAAGTGAATGCCATAACAATCCCAAGTCTGTGCGTCGGCGGGGTCCCAGCGTGTTTGTGTGGGGAAATGCGCGAGTCGGTGCAACGGCACGTTCCGGTATACCGCCCCGCATTCCAGCATCACATGGCATCCCCAAGTGCGACCGGGGTGGCTCACGATGCCAAACCACGCAACCCGCAGCCAGTCGGGGGTCCCTAGAGCATTCGGCTCCACATACGCATACGTGTGGCGGGGGAGGGGGGCGGCACCTGTGTAGAGCATGTACAGAAGGTACCACAAGGGGGTTGCGTCCGAAAGTGGGAGTAGTGCGCGGGGGTGATATGTGCAGATGGGACCCGTGACCCCACCGGCCAAAATCCGCGCCCGCCCGCCCGCCACCGCCCGCCGATTCGCTACCTGTCGCGACTACCTGCGAGGGACCCGTGGCCATGCGCCCATTCGCGCACATTGCGACAGCGCCACAGCAGCAGCACAGCGACGACAGGTAGCAACAACAGCGCCAGTAGTTGCAGCGGTAGCGGTAGCGGTAGCAGCGACAGCAGCAATCGGCACATGACCGCCTGTTGGTCGCGCATAAATAAAAACACTTGACAACGCAAGCGGGTTGTTCTTTAATCGGGGCTGGCGAGAAAACACACAACACGACGGAGATAGCACAGATGAAAACAATTAGCTTCAACACAGGCCGCGAATACAGCAAGAACGGTCAGAGAATTGCAGCAGGACAGCTCGACTGTGGTCGCGTTCTTTTTGTCGATATTGATCGCGGGTTGGAATACGTCACAGCAGCACCTTGCGATTTAAATCAACGCGACGTTATGCGGTTTTATGACTACAACAGCACTATCAGTAGTTTCGGCGTTATCCCCGACTACGCTATCCGCGAAAAAATGATTGGCGAATTGAAAGCATTAGCAGCAAAGCAATAAAAAAACTTACACACCGGAGATAGCACAAATGACTCAGGAATGGATGCTTTCTGAAATCAAGTACGACGCGGCGCGACTATTGCGCGACGGTAACGGTGCGAGCTTGTCACCCGCTGACCGCATGGAAATATCAATCGGGTTAGCCTTTGAAAAAGCACAACGCCGTCTGTCGATGGACGATGCCTCCGACCTTTATTGCGACATTGACGCAAACTTTCCCGCTTATGTTGCAACGGTCAATGCGCTGCTTACCAAATAACACAGACGGAGATAGCACAATGCAAGCAATACGAACCAGATACCACGGCCCGTCTAACGTGCGCGGCTCGCGCATTATCGCCAAGTGTGAGGGCGGCTCGCTGACTATCCCGCGCAATTATTCGCTAGACGTTGAGAAGGACCACGCCCGAGCCGCGCAAAAACTTGCGGAGCGTTTAGGGTGGAACGGTGTCTATCATGGCGGCTCATTCGGCGGGGACTATTATTGGACTTGCGAGTCTGGCTGGCTTCCGCCTGTTGTCGTGACCAGCGCAACGGAGGCCGCATGAACGCCCACAACCTTGCGCCCGTTGCCCCAATCTGCCCAGAGAGGGACACGCAGCACCAGTTGATCTGCTCTCGCTGCAACGAATGGCACCCCATAGCGGAATCATGGGCCGATTTTAACGGCCCCGCCTTTCGCGCCTTTTACTGCGCTCCGTGCGCCACTGAGCTTCAAAAGCCCGCAGCCTAAAAACAATTTAAACGAGTGCTATCGGGCGGGGACTGCTAACCCGCCCTTTTTTCGTCCTCGACCTCGCTGTCTATCGTTATGCCCTTTTCCAGCGCACCTGCGAGGCCCGTAAGGATTGCCGCCCTGTGTTCGATTTCGATGGGGCCGCCGTTCGCGCCTGTTAGCTCGACCTGTTGTCGGTCTGACCAGCCCAAACGCGCTTTCGCTAGGAATATCGCTGCCGTATCGCTCCCACCGATTGCGCGTTGCGCGAGGGACTGGACCACCTGCGTCATCATGTTGGTACGACCGTGTTTCATTTCGTGGTCGTAGTGGTCGGTGATCGTGTTCGCGCTGATGCGTAGAGCCGCACAGACTTGGGGGATGGTGAAGCCCGCCAAACTCATCGTGGCAATCGTCGCCGCTAGTGTAGGGTCGGGGTGTCGCTTCTGGTCGTTTAAAGGCTTTGCTACTTGGGGCGCGGGCAATTCTGAAGGCTTTATAGCGTCCAAACTAACCGACCCGCTACCCGCCATAGGGGTAGCCTCTAAAATTGCCTCTCTCGCCTTCTCCGTCATCTTTACGCGCTCCATCGTGTTAGCCCGTAGCCTAGGGGTGATCACCCACCCGAACTAGGGGCATCATATCATTCGTTTACTATCCTGCAAATTATTTCAAAAGTTCAAAAGGGGGCAAATGAAATTTATCATCTCATATTTGCGCTCGTAACCCCTTGATTTCAAAAACAGCCCCTCTCTTATAAAGATTATATTTTTTTATTATATATCTTTCTACAAGAGAGAGTGTGTGCCTCCCTCTGTGGCGGCGTAGCAACACTTTTGAGTGAGTTTGTGTGTATATCGTATGCAAGAAAGAATTTGAAAGGTGAGAAAAAATTTTTCTAAATTTCAATTTAAATTACGAGGACATACGAATGCGTCGATCATGCAAAAGGCCCAAAAGCAAGAAATATGAACGAAAGCAAGAATTCATCGTAAAAAGCAAAGCAAATTTAGCAATCAAAGTTTTACAATGAATTTTTGTCTCTGTATCCTTGCCGCTGACTGTTTACTACCTCGGAGGATTTAAACGTGGCGAATACGTCTTATTACTTGGAAGCCTTACTTCAGTTCGATTCATTGGCAACGGTCAGAGAGATCCACGACAAAGCGCGGGAGATGTTTGGCGAGGCCGTAAAGGGGGATCGGGGATCGTGCCGTCTCTCGCTCGACCGTCAAGTGGCTCACGGCAGAGCAAAAAAGGTCAACGGTAAGTACGAGGCCACGCGCCTTGGGTTTGACCCGATTAGCGAGCTGACGATCAAGATTCGCGTGTTGGAAACAAAGGTCGGCAAGTTGGAGGAAGAAAACAAGAGGCTGCGCGAACAGTTGGAGGGCGTACGATGAGCGCACGAGGAAGGCCAAACATCTACGTTGAGATTGTGCGGGATTTAGGTGGCACGGCCTCTGCCAATGAGATTTTTGTTTACGGCTCGAAGAATGCGCGGATCAAGTGTTCACTCACGAGTTGTCGCGCTGCGATTGCGGGGAATATCCGCAACGGTAATTTGATCGGCAGCGTTCACGGCAGAATCTCAATTCCAAGGGGAACGCCTGTCCCTCTGGGATATTCGCGCTCTGCAAAAGACTTCCTGCCCCAACAAATAGTTGAGATTACGGATCGTCTGAGCGCGATTGAAAAGCGTTTAAACGATCTGGAGATGAAGCAAAGGCTGAACTTGCCTTTTTAGTTTGCATCCACCGCTCAATGCAGGTTGTTGCGTTTAAACAACACGATGTGGTGTAAATACAACGTGACAATCTGCATCGACGACCATCCTGCGGTCATTTTGCTATTGACTAACGCAACCGGCTTGCTAAAATGAATACATAGGCTGATGGCCTATCCCGACCCCTAGCGGCAAGGGTTCTATAACAACCTAAGGAGATAGCACACATGGCAAAGCTCGATCATGTCTTGTCGAACGGCTTTACGTTCTTGGCGGTGACGGCGGGTCAATACGGTGCATGGGCAAAGGCGACTGACCCTATGACCGCAATCCGAAACGCTGCCGACGAGAACGGCTACGGCAACGACAAGAAAGTCACCGTTATGTGCGTCTACGGCAAAAACGGCGCGGTAAGAGCAGGTGAGTTTGGCGGTATTCAATGGGATGAGGGTGCAGAACCCGCCCCCGTTGGGATGTTTAGTGTGACGCCCAAGGCGATCACGAGCCACCCCGATTGCGTCAAGTTCATTGAGCAATTACTGGCAGATGTCGCGGAGTCGCAGAAAACCGAAGCGGCCTAACC